GCGCGGCAATTAAGTGAGATGGGTCGCCGCTTGATTTTCTTGCTACAGCATGAAATCTGCTGTTTGAATTGTCGATGTTTGTGCCATTCTTGCGAATCCAGACATCCACATCCTGGCCGTCATTGGTGGTGTTCTTGAACTGGATGCTGAATTGCAGGTTGTAAATCCCAGCCTGCGCCACATTCAGCCTTGACGAATTCGACAAGGTGACACCATTGGTGAAGTCGGTGGTGTCAAACGTGATGGCGTAGGCCGTGGTGGTGTTGGCCGCCGTCTGGTCTGTGGAGTCCTGAAACGCGCCATAGGGAAGGTTTAAAAACTTCCCACCCCTTGGTCCAAGCAACGCGCCAAACAGGTTGCGCAGCTTGTTGAAATAGACATTGAGGCTGCCATTGGTCTGTCTGAAATAGCTTTCGCTGTAAAGCACATCAGGCGTCCCCAAGTTGGGTGGCGCCGGTGTGTCGAGCTGCTGAGTCAGATTGGTAGCCATGACCTAAATTATGCGACCAGACCAGGCAAATATTGCGTCTTACCGGCAACCTTGGTGGCCGTCAGTTCTTGCTTCTTGAGGTTGTTCGGGTCATAGCTGACGTGCACCCAGCCGCTGTCTGGAATGCCTGGCGTGTAGAACTCCAAAATGAGCTGGGTGTAGTCCAAGTTATCCATGATCCACTGAGCCAGATCGGCGTTGGCAACGCCAGGTATCTCAATGTCAGCCGCCATGCCCTTGCAATGGTCGCTGGTCTTGGACCCGCCGACCGCCGCATTCGATTCAGGACTGCGATAGGCTGAATTCACCTTCACGCCCTTGCCGTAATGGTCACGAACAGGTTGCAACACCTTCTCACACAGCAGGCGCAGATTCTCTGTCGCCTCTTCATCTGGTGTGTTATCTATACCAAGGCGCAAGGCTGTCTCCGACTTGCTGAGTTCATGCAGGCTGAAGTTGGCGGTGAGTTGTGTCATTTGATACCTTTCTGTGATTCAAGGGCTTGGTTGTACAAATCGATGCAAGCATTGAGCTTGGTGATGGCGCGGTCGCCTTCCTCTGCTATTGCGAAAAGAGCTTTTCCAACTTCTGGACTAAGTTCGGCTGATGCTTCTCCTCCACCACCTCCTGCGGCAGTGGCGGGATCTGTGGCGGCTGGTACGGGGCAGAACGTTTTGACAGGAACCCGCAGCTTGTAAGCGCCACTGTCAATAGCAGCATCGCGCTGCCGCGTAGCAATCTTTGCTTTTTCATTCGATACCCTCAGTGCATTTGCAGTTGTTGTTACAGCGTCAGCCAAAGCCTTCTCCTTGGCTCTGGCCTCGGCGTTGAGCCTGTCCACCTCGGCCTGCTGGGCCTCTTGCTCATAGTGCTTGCCGGTGCAGTAGCCACCGCCAAACACAAGCACCAGCATCAGCAGGCCGCCAAGAAGATCCTTCATGGCTTTGGCGGCTCATCGTTGTCGTTGTCAATGTTCTCTGCCTTGGCGGTAGCCGTGGCAACAGCAGCCGACACGGCCTTGCGGCCAGCCACACCGCCCAGCACGCCAGTGCAAAGCAGCATGATGTCGTTGATCATCTTGGTGTATACCTTGTCGATTGGCGCCATAGATGACATTGGCTGGGTCACGAACGTCACCGAATAGATGAAGCTGAAACATGAACCCAACAAGATGACAGAGATCACGAAGATCACCCAAGCCCACACGCGAGCCTCAATCTCTTCAGGTGACAGACGATTGTTTGGTTTGTATGCGACTGTTGGCATCACTTCTTCTCCTGTTCGGGTTTGATTAACTGGTCGGGGCATGTAGCCGTTGCTGTGCAGATTGGCGGCTTGCACTCGGCAAGTTCCCAATTCTTTGGGTCCTGGCAAGGGTATCTGAACCTGTCCTGACAACCAGCCAGCAACCCGCAGAGGATGCCAACGCAAACAGTAAGCGCCAGCAGTTTAATTTCATGGTTTGTCATTTTTGCGTCTCTCCTGTTCAACAATTTGCCGCCTTAACTTCTCGACCTTATCGACCTGTTCCTTGACCTCGTGCTTGGCCTCCAAGATGTCGAGGTACAGCATTGCGCCCAATGGGAGTAGGGCCGCGATCAGAATACAGCAAAATATCCAGCCCACTATTTCTTCCCCCACTGACTTACGAACAGGAACCACAGCCAAAGGTACAGGAGGAATATAGAAGTCGCCACCACTGCTGCCAGTTTTGCTTGCAGGTTTCTTTCCTCTTGCCTGTGTAGCCATGCGTCTTGCCTCTTCTGCGCCTCCTCCTTGAGTCTAGCTTTTTCCTGTTCCTCTGAGATGACTTGACGCATCTCATAAGTCTGCGAATACAAGTCAGCAAGGCCAGGGGTTTGGTAAACCATGATCTCCCTGATGGTGGTCGATAACTCCTCCATCTGCTGCCTGCACATCACACGATTCATCGCGCTTTCCATCATCTGCGCGTTGCTGATGCTGGGATCGTAGACTTTGGCCTTCTCTTCCTCCTCGCGCAAATATGCGTTCAGTTGATCCTGCAAAGCCCAGAACTTACTGAGCTGCTTGATGATGTCGGCCATTGCCTGTGTTTCGTCATACGCGACATAGGCTGGTTTCTTTTTCGCCAAAGGCTTGGACGTGGTGGCTGCTGGCTTTGGAGCAAACAGCTTTTGCCACCAAGACTTGGCGGCATGTGCGTCACCGATAACTTCATCGACTGTGCTTTTGACTTCAAGAAAACTTGTCTTGGCCTCTTTATACAAAGAGCAAAGCTCAGTGATCCCCTTAACGCAGGCGTTGGCAGCGAATAAAAGGGATATTGGGTCCACATCGTTACAGCCCCAACAGCTTTTTCACGATGTCAGCAGCGACACCTGGGCCAAACAAGATGGCGGCGATGACGATGTAGAGTTGAATCTCAATCTTCTCCATGCGCTTCTTGCCTGACTCCAGCTTGTCCTCAATGGCCTTGTAACGCTGATCACAGATCGCCTGATGGATGGCAAACTCTTTCTCGACGTTATCCACCTGTCACCTCATCTGCTGGCTCTGGTGTGTTGCCAGCCTCAATCCAAGCCTTGAATTCTGGGTAGTCTTCTGTGCAAGTCAAACGGCATTTGCCATCATCGTCAATACGAGCGTAGATTTGTGGTTCGCCTTCAACGGCGGGAAGCATTTTGAAAATCATAGTTCAGCACTCCATCCAAGATAACCAGCGGTTCCTGTTGTTCTTGCTGTTCCCGCCTGTCCAACAGTTAAACCAGAAGATACAGTAAACGTAATTAAAGAATTTACTGCTGACGCACTACCGAAAGTTGGCACAGCAGAGCAAGTAGTTGCGCTATTTGCAAGAAATAAGGCGTAATCTCCTGCCGTTCCAGACTGCTCAAGAGCAGAAGGAGATGTTCTCATTGTTACTGGAAATTGAAATATCCCAAATGCAGTTGTTGTTTGGTTTGCCCATGCTGTTGTAACAAGATACTTACTTGCCGCTGCTGGAGCGTTTCTATAATAATACCTCTGACACAAAGCCAACTCAGTGCCATAAGGCCTGTAGTCAAAGCTCGTTGCTGTTGAGCCTTTCTCAAGCTGGACACCTGTGATGTAGAAAGTGGCTCCGTTTGTGCCGACTACGCTTGTTGAACCAGTAGTTTGAGAATAAAAAGTAGAGCCCCATGAGCCAGCAGTTCCAGAGTATGTTGAACCAGCTCCAAGACCAAAAAATACTTTTACACCTGTAGTGTTGTCAGTAGCCCAAGTTCCCGTTGTATCACCAGCAATTGTTACTGAAATATTTGTCCAAGTATTTGCCGAAGAAATTGTGTAGCTAAATGGATAGCATCTGTTTGAACCGCCATTAGCTATTGAGCCACCAAAAGTTCCTGTCAATGATGAGCGAACCCAAAACGATAAGGTAACAGTCTTAGCATTTGCAGTTCCCCAACCTAAATCGGCAGTATTAAAGCCCTCAATATATTGAGTAACAATAAAATAATCTCCAGCCGCAACAGAATAAGCAGAAGAAGATGTAATCCCTAAATATTTTGTAAAGCCTTCTGGTGGTGTAACTGAGCCAGCATTTTGTTGTGCCGTAAATTTAGATGCTTGCACTCCATATAGTAACCATCTATCTACAGAATACTGAGTTCCAGTTGTATTGTTTGAAATACTAGCTCCAGCATTCCTCTGGTCAATAACCATTGCGCCGTTGATGATGCGGTTTTTAAACCCCATAGAGCTGGACGCATTGAACACTGTTGCGCCATTGACTTTGGCTGTGACTTCGCCAGTGCCTTTGGCAACCAATTCAAAGCCAATGTTTGTGTCGCCACCAGTGGCAGACAATGATGGTTTGTTGCCAGTCGCAGCATTGGTCAATGTCACCTCATTCACAGCAGATGCTGTTGCAGACACCTTGAGCAACTCATTGCCATTGGTATCAATGACATCGCCAACCAGCTTGAGCTTCTTGCCAGATCCGATATTTAAGCCAACTGATGTGCCAGTGCCGTCAGCGGCAAAGACAGCATCCACCAAGTCTAGGTCGGTGTTGACCTTGCCGCCCCAGGTATCGGTTGAAGCACCTACTTCTGGCTTTGTAAGTAATAGGTTTGTTGTAGTTGAGTCAGCCATTTTTAATCTCCATCAAATCCCGTGATTGGGATGAAAGTTAAATTTCAATTCTGCTGATTTGCGTTTGCAAACAGCCTCAAAAAAGTCATCAAAGTATCCCAAAAATTTACCGCAAGCTCTTACTTCCCACTTGCTATTTCTTTTTCCTATTCTTTTTGTCCAAGAAACGCCAATAACACCGGACACATTATTTGATGGCATGGAAATATTTTTTGCATTTCCAGATCTGTCTGTGGCTCTCAAATTCACAAGCCTATTATCAGTTCTTATGTGGTTTTGATGATCAACTTCTTTGGGGCAAAAACCATAAACATAAAGCCAAGCCAATCTGTGTGCTGGATATTTAACGCCATCTACACAAATCATCCAATATCCATGACCATCACTGCCGCCAGCAACTTTACCTTTGGGTGCTTTAGGAGCCATTGGCCTATCAATAGCCCAAGTAAAAACACCAGACTCAGCGTCATAGTTCAACACTTCTTTTAATCGTTGCTGAGTCAATGATTCAGTATTCCTCATTTTCAACCTATGCGGCAATCTGCCAAGTTTCT